CAGCGATTTTATGATGAACCTCTTGGAACAACTCCAACACAAAAAAGGCATCACTGAAAGTTCTGCTAATTCCTACATTAAGAGACTTTACACTCTTAATAACAAACGACCCTTTAACAACCTTGCTTTCTTACGACACAAGCAAGACATTCACGCCAAATTACAACCCTACGCAGAAACCACCTATCGCAATATGCTCTCCGCAATCGCAAGTGTTCTCTCCCTCTACCAATCCAAACCTACCTACGCTAGTCTCTACCGATACTATTCCAAACTCCTTAACGATAAACACGAAGAAGCAAAAGAATACAATGCTAAATACGCCAATCACAAAACTGAAAAACAAGCAAAAAACTGGATTACTTGGGACGAAGTCCTACAACGCAAACAAGACCTCAAAGACAATGTCGCTTCCTTCTGCTCTAAAAAGCATATCACACCTCAACAGAAAGATGTCCTTCTTCAATTCCTTATCCTCTCTCTTTACACCGATATTCCACCACGCAGAAACCAAGATTATCAACTTCTCCACCTCGTCAAGTCTACAGACGGCAAACCCACCGACAAAAACTACCTCTCCATTGACGATAAAACACTCACCTTCAACCGATACAAAACCGCCAAGAAATACGGACAAGTCAAGATTGACATCACAGACAACGACGAACTTCGCTACGCACTCCGTTGTTATTTACGCCATCACCCTCACAATAAAGGACGCAAAGGTAAGAACTTTATCACCCCTCTTCTCGTCAATAGTGATGGAACTCCTCTCACCTCTGTTAATGCCATCACACGCATTCTCAACAAAATCTTCAAGAAACGGGTCGGGAGCAGTATGCTACGACACATTTACCTCACGGGCAAGTACGGAGACGAACTCAAGGAGATGAACCAAGATGCGATTGCTATGGGACATTCCACCTCACAACAACGAGATTATGTCAAAGACAAACCCCCTCCCGAAGAAATGGAGGGAAGTGGAAAACCAGATGCCGATATTGACGCTCTCTTAACCGAAATTGGGGGAGAACAAGCGAACCTTCGGGAGCGGTTAGATAGTTAGGTTAGTTAGGCGTTTCCCAATCCTTTCTTGAGATTGCCAAAGAAGGCACATAGGCACACGTGTGTCAATGTGTCTTCTTTTCAAATCCATAGGACTTTCTAGAACACCTAACTAACCTAACTTCCTAACCGCACCAAGTAGATGACTAAGAGAGTACGCATCAATCCTAATGCTCTCAAACGACGCTACTCCCACACAGACCCTCCCAATTGTATCCAAAGGGTAGAATATCTACTCATTGGAAAACACTATTGTTGGGTTCAAATTCTCACATAAGGGCATCCAGTCTCGCCTTACTCCCCTTGCGACCTCCCGTGCGACCACCTCCCGTGCGACCTCCACCCGTCGCACCAAACCCAAGACGCTCCGCAAAATCAACCGCACCCTTCACCTTCTCACCTCCTACAGACCGAGCAACACCCTTTACCACATTACGAACTGCGGGGTTCTTCATCATCTCCTTCGCCTTGTTAAGAGCAGTTCCAAGTTTGGAGAAGAAACCACCTCCCACATACCGCTCCAGAGACGAACGAGATGCCATCGGGGCAACGGGAGCAGAAATCACATCTTGCTCCGTAAGAACACCCTTCACAATACGAGACGACCCCGATTGGGTCTCAAAGAAACCAGAGTTCACCGCAACCACATATAACTGAGCATCCCTCGCTACATTCTGCTTGTTCAGTACTCGGTAGTTAAACTGGAGAGTGTAGTTGCCCACTACAGAAGGTGCTTGACCCGCTTGAAGAGTAATATCCTTACCCATCTTGAGAACAAGCATACCACCCACAAGATTGACATTGTTCGCCGATGCTGTTCCAATGAGAGGACTTGTGGCGTTATTCACAACACGTCCAGAACCATTCCACGTGTTCCAGTCCATCTTCAGTCCATTCTGTACCGACATTCTGTAGAGTTGACGGGACGTGTGCGAACTTAAAAGACCCGCAAAGTTGTCAAAATTTACGCTAATCTGGTCTATCGGGAAGTAATAATCACCTTGCGTGGAAGAGTACGCACTCGCACCATAAGGTTTGGCGTAAATGAGAAGCATATCGGGAATTTGCGGGAGTGTGATTGTGCTTGAGGCATATGTACCCGAGGAATTGGCGGGAAGCGACCCAATTGTTTGAATGTACCTCGCATACTCAAGGTACGGCAACACATTTCTCGGCGGAAGGGCAATGTCCAGAGAAGGCGTAAGGAACTGAATGTTCATTGTCGGGTCTACGAACGGAGTAGAGGTCGCAAGAGCAACATTGCTAATGGTACGAGTGTTTGTTGTACCCGAGGCAAGTGTCGCATTACGAATAACACGAGAAGCGGGACGGAAGTTGAATACTAACTGAATGTTATTCACACCATACAGACCCACCTCATCTCCGTGTTCCTCACTAAAGATGAACGGCGACAGAACCAGTTTCTCCGTTGCCGTGAAGACCACGAAAATGCGGTAAGACGTAAACACATTCACACCACCACCATCATCCGTGAGAATGGGTACGCCGTTGTTAAAATCAATCACATTCGCACCATCGTTATACGTCCCGTTCCCTACAAGAGGAGCACCCGTCGCATCCGTGAACTGAATGTCCCAGAACGCACCATTCGGGATATTGTCGTAATCTGTACCATCAAAGTACGAGGCAAGAGGGTTGTTAATCGCACCCACGGCATCATCATACGAAAGATACTTATCCAGCATTGTGGGAGTTGTCCGCTCAAGGCGGTTCGCCTTCAAGTCCGTAAGACGGAGGATTTCATACAGAATATCTTGGGTGTTAATGGTCGCCACGGCATCGTTAATGGTCGCAGTCATCGTGGAAACAAGAGAATGAAGGGGGAACGGGCATAGAGCAACATCTTTACCGAATACTACCACGGGTTGCGGTTGGGCGGGAATTGCGATGGGTGCTCCACCAATCGTCGTCGTAAATCCTACACGCACACCCGTAGTCCATTCCATCTCTCGGTCAATGAACACATTGAGAGACGGGACTTGAATGTTAAAGGTCATCTGCGATGAGGTTGAGGCAATCGCCTTGAACGGAGCATTCGTAAGCGATAATGCTCCCTTGTCCACGGCAAATGCGGGTTTCTCTTGAACAATACGAGGGTCAAACACGGACATCTTAGATACTTCCGCCATAATGTCTTCTAAACACTACAGAGGAAAAAAATGAGACCAGATATGTTGATTTATCGTTCGTAATCACGCCTCCTAAACATCACCTTCACCGAAATGGACGACTGATTGTACAAATATATGGGATACAATTGCCCGTCCAGTCTGTTCTTCCAATACACTTGAATATCTATTGCCCGAACCTCTTGCTTGGAGTTGCTCATCGTTGAGAGACGATATTCCGCACTTGGCACATATTGGACGAACTCCTTGTACGCATCCGCATTCTCATTGTACAGAGCAATGTCCGTAATGATAGGTTGGAAAGCACTCTGCGAACCAATATTCGCCACAACATTCCCATCTCCAAAAGCAACGGGTTGTCCCGTTTGCTCATTGTGAATTGGAATGAGCGTTGAAATAAAGACCAGACTTCCAATGGGAGACCAGAGTGTCCCACTACTCACATAATCTTGCTCTATCTTGAACCATTTGATTTTCACTCCCGCACTTGTCTCATATTCCACAATCGTGTCTCCTACCTCCGTAATGTCCTCGGTTTTTATCTCATACGCATAATCTTGGAGACCCTTGGAGTTGCTCGTGGGAATGTCCCCACCCAAGTGCTGATTGGGGAGACCCTTGAATAGTCCATACATATTGGAGTTGAAATACATTCTCCAGTTTTCGTCCGTAGTTGTTCCCGCACTTGTCCTCGTCGCTAAACCCCAACCCGTTATATCACAGAGCAAATGGAAACGCTTACTTGATGGGTCATATTTCATCTTGGGAGCAAGAGTGTTGAGAGGGGGAGGAACACCCACGCCCCCATTCGCCGTCCACCACGCTTGAAACTGCGTCCTTATATCCACATATGCTTGGAAATAGGTCTGGTTCACCAAATCTACCCAATGCTGATAGGTCATCGCATAGTAATACGGAGTGCTTAGGTCTTGGGACAGAAATCCACCAGTGGGAGCAATAGGAGCAGACACTCCATCTACTTGCGGTTGCCATATCACGGGTTTTGTGCTACGGAATGTCTGTGTGAATGGATTACCCGCAATCACATAGTTCGCCGTCATCTCCAATGAAAGCGTGTAAATCGTCAAGTTCGGGTTTGTCTGTCCCACACCGAGTTGGATGCGAGGCACAAACAACGGAAGAAGCACATCACTCCCATTCATCGTAAATCTCACGATTGAAAAGTAATACTTACTCGTATCCTTAATAATCGCCGTATCACGGGTTTCATTAAATCGGGCAAGAGGTTGCGTTCCTACCCCTTTGTCCTCGTC